ATGAAAAAAAGTGAAAATTTAGGATTTGGCGATTTTTTGATTGTCATTGCGTTTTTGCTGATGATTATGAAATGGACTGGCGTCCTGACTGTTTCATGGATAGCAATAAATCACTTCAACCTTTTCGTCCTGATCTATTTGGTCATTTGCTTCATTGTTGATTTGACCATCAAGGTCGTTGACACGGCTGTGAAAAGTCGTGGTAAGTAAATGCTCAAAGAAAGCACTATCAAAGACCTTTTAGCCACTCCACAGTTTGGCAGGCAGGCATCAATCCTTTCGCATCGCCTTAAAGAGCCACTTAATGACGCATCACAAGATTTGATTCTAGAATTGCTTGACCACAGGCTTCAATCTTGGACAGATAAAGAAACAGAAACAGCAATCACGAAAGAGCTGCCAGAGCTGATGTGGCGAATTACTTACTCTCGCAAAGACATTGAGCGCAGGCAGTGGCACTCAGAGAAAGTAGAAGCTGATAAGGCGGCCATGCTGAAGTTGACAATTCCTCCAGACCAAACATCAGAGAAAGAAATTGAAGAAGCAATCTCCAGAGCCAATCAAATTTTGCACAATCGTCAATCACGAGAGTGGGTAGCTTCAGTTTTGCAACATGGGAAGGCAGAGACGATGGCTAAATATGGACAGACAAACAGACAATTTCAAGCCAAGTTGCATAAGATGGTTAATTTTTTGACCCAGCACAGAAAGGACTATGATACAGATGAAAAATGATGAAAAAAAGGCATTGCAAGATTTTGAGGATTGGACACAGAATCCAACGATTGATATGCAGGAATTTATAAACGTTCACAAAAGTTATTGCCGGACAGTGGCAATTTTATCAAATGTTAAATATCTGTCGTTGTTGTTAGACAGTTACTATGACGCTGATGCAGACGATCAAAAAAAGTTTTTGAATAAACTATACGAAACTAAAGATTTAATGGAGGAAGATTAATAATGAACAACGTAAATTTAATCGGGCATGTTGCAGTTGATAGTAAAGAAGGGAATGGTGTTGTTTCAAGTCTTATGGCCGTTCATCGCATTTATCGCAGCAAAGATGGGCAAGACACTGATTTTATTCCACTTTCAATTTTTGGGAAGCAGGCAGAAAACTTCAGCAAGATGGTGTCAAAAGGCCAAATGATCGGCATTGATGGCAGGATTAAAACATCAGAATATGCTGACCAAAACGGAGAGAAGAGATATGGCTGGACAGTAATTGTGTCGCATTTTTATTTGTTGCATAGTGGCAGTCATGATGGTCAGCGTCAGCAGAAATTAAGTCAGGATATGATAAGTAGTGAAATGCATAGTTCAGCTCAACAGCATCAAGATGAAAATGTTTACAAAGTTGATAAGCAATTAGATAATCTGGATCAGATTTTAGACACTGTTAAAGCCGACGAACAAGCAGCAAAGCCAGTCAGTGAAGCCAAGCCAGCCAAACAAGCAGATGATGATGAATCAATCTCACCACTTCCTCCACTTGGCAAAAGCAGTAACCGTTCCCACATTTCAGGCAACGATTTTTCCCAGCAAGTGATTGATAGTCAGCCAAGTGTAGAACAGCTGGAAAAAGGAATAGCGAAGTTGAAAAGCAAGGCGTTACCATTTTGATTAGTCATCGGAGAAACAAGCATGCAAACCTGTTTCATGAATGCGGAGAACCGCTTTGCCATCAAATCATACCAATCCATGAAAGATATTGTCAGAAGCATCAAGCCCAGCATGAACAAGAGTGGCAGGCAAAGAAAGATGAGTATCGCAAGTCAAAGTTAGGTCAAATGTTAAAAGCACAAAAGACAAAGCAATACGACATGAACGAGCGAGACCCAGAAGCAGTCAAGTTTTATCATTCTCAGCAATGGCAACGTGTCCGCGATTATGTTTATTCTAGGGATATGGCAACCTGTCAGGCTTGTGGCAATGTTGTAACAAACCGCAAGATCATTGACCATGTTGTGCCAAGGCGGCTTTGTTCAGCTGAGCAAGCACTAGATTCAAACAATTTGTGGACATTGTGCGGGCGCTGTCATTATCGCAAAACAAAAATTGAACAGATAATTAGTAAGCAACCAAATGGAGATATTAAACTTCAACATTTGAACAGATCATGGTGGACAAAAGTGCTGCAAGAAAAAAAGCCCGGCTAATAGCCAGGCTCAGCATGCTATTTACAGTCGCTCGACATGATTCCAATTGGCATGGTTGCGCTGGTAATGGATAATGGTTTTCCAGTGTGCGAATGAATTAAGAAGCGAAACGTATTCGACAACCGTCAGAACATAGGACAGTAGAAAGTCAAACGGTGCGGCCAGAAGAAGCAACATTTTTGATTTTATTGTTTCCTTAGAAGAAATTGTTGACAGTCCAATGACGACCACGACATAAGAAACCATAGCAAACAGCATTCGCCAATCTTGAAAATGAACCACAACGAGTAAGAGGTAAAGGAAGACGTATGGTTCCACCAACATGAAAAATTCCTGTGCGATAGCACGAGGCAGTTGAAACCACGTCAGCATCTTGCTAAGTTTGCGATCGGTTTTGAAAAACAAGTGGCGATACTTCATGAACGAAACGAACCTGCCATACTTCCACCGGTATCGCTGCTTTACTAGTGATTTAAACTTACTTACAGGTTGGGTAAAAGCAACCGCATCATTAGCATAACCAATGACCCAATGATTATTGCCAAAAACGGACAGCAATTTGAGCGTAAGATCTATGTCCTCAGTTGGAGTGTCAGTTTCATATCCGCCAACACTTTTTAGGCAGCTTGTTCGGAATGTTGAACCAATGCCCCCGATGATGTACAAAATCTTGAGGACGTGCTCTGCACATTTCCCTCGATATGCGCTGACAAACTCGTACCGCTGACAAAGTCCTAACAGAGTAGGCAATGATGTCATTTTGACGTTCATCGCCATTGCAATCACCTTCGGATTCCAAAACCATTTGACCATTCTAGTTATTGCGTCAGGCCGCAGTTCCGAGTCGGCATCTAACACCATTGTCAGCTCAGACGTATCAAGATTAAAAAGGGCATTGTTGATGGCTACCGATTTACCACCGTTCTTTTGATGGATTACTTGAACGGGCTTCTCTGGGTTAGCCCGAATAAACTTTTGTACGCGGCTTAGGGTGTTGTCTGTTGAGCCATCATCCACTACCACGATCTGTTTATTCTGATAAGCATTAGCACATAAAGAGTTCAAAGTATTGACGATACTTTTCTCTTCGTTAAAAGCGGGCACGATGATGGTGACCGTGGGATTGAAGGATTCTATTGCCTCAGCATGTGCGAACCGATATTTCAGGTAGCGAAAATCATAAACATTTGCACACCAGAAAGTAACAAATGCTGACAAAAGACCCAGTGCACTGGCAGTCAGAATAAACCAGTTGATGTAGTACGTGAGTTTATCCATAGGCTATTGAACATGGTACCGTTTACGCAAGAGCCAATTCACAACTGAAAAACCCACAACCAGAACGACTAAAACCGAACCAACGATCGGCAAAAAGCTAAATACTTTTTCCCCTGTGACGGGTAGCATTGCCGCACCCGCAATTGTAGCTGAACGACCAATTTTTCCTGTTTGTGACATGGTAATTCCTCCTTAGATGGGCGGCTCATAACTGTTAAGTTACAGACTACTGTCATTGATATATATTATAGGGCACTCCAGATCCTTGTCAACCCTTTTTTGTTTCCCATCTTCTGGGACTTCAAATGGCTCTACCCTTGTGTTTTCTTAACTTTAAATCTCCTTCATTCTTACTTTATACAAAAATCTTTTTTACCTGTTAGCTTAAACAAATGCAGTTGTTGCCCAACAGTCCGTAACTTAACAGTTACGGACTGCCCTTTAGTTTTTTGAGCAGGATGTGAAAATGGAATGCAGTATGGTTACGCAAGGGTTAGTACAGAGGGACAAAAATTAGAGCCACAAATAGAAGTTTTGCGGAAAGCAGGAGCAAGGATGATATATTCAGAGAAATACACAGGGACAACGATGGAACGACCCGTTTTCGAAAGTCTACTACAAGTCGTGAAACCTAAAGACACTATTATCATAACTAAGCTTGATCGTTTTGCTCGTAACACGGGAGAAGCAATTGAAGTGATTCACTCGCTGTTTAGTAAAAACATCACAGTTAACATTCTGAATTTGGGAATAATTGATAGCACACCAACTGGTCAGCTGATATTTACTATTTTCTCGGTCTTTGCCCAGTTTGAACGTGATATGATAGTGACTCGAATGCGAGAAGGTAAGAATTATGCTAGAAAGCATCGTGAAAACTATAAGGAAGGGCGGCCATTGACATACTCGGACGAGCAGGTTCAAGAAGCTTTGCAGCTAAAACTAAAGGGAATGACATACAAACAGATTCAATGCATCACTGGAATTAGCGTTTCAACACAGAAGCGACGACTAAAAAAATTGAGGGATCAAGTTAAAGTGGCTGAATAGTCTTTGACATCAAAAACGGTGCCTGTTGCACGTATTATATATAGAGAGACAAAAACGAATGATAGCTAACACAACCATTAGCATTGTTCGCATGCTGTTAATCGCGCCACAAATAAAATAACAAAATAGAAAATAGATAAAACGCTGAACACCCCGCCCCCGTAAGTGTAGAAGGGGACCTCACATAACAAAATGGGTCTCGCCCAAAAAATGTGTAGAAATTAAAACTTTTTTTCACATGTCTATGAACACTAGAAACCGCATGGTTACGGCATTTGTGGATGGTCAAGGGTGGTCAAACAGTCGCAAAAGATACAAAATCACAATCAAAAATGGACGAAGGAATGGCCTAAAACTGGCATTTCAAGCAGTTTGAAAGAAAGGAGGGGTCGCAAATGGCAGGACGAAAGATAAAAATAACGACAGACAGTCATGATCGTGCTGACCAGCGTCGCAGAACTGAAGAATTGATTGATAAAACCAAAGATTTGAACCAGCTTCAGGAAAGAGCACCAAAACATTTGTCTGGCGTGGCAAGAAGCACATGGCAAACGCTTGTTCCTCAGCTGAATAGTCAGCACATGATTAAGCAAATCGATAAAAACATAATGACCGCACTGTGTGAACAGGTCAGCATTGAGAGACTGGCCTATGAAGCCATTGAAGAAAAAGGTGTGGTTCTTGATAGTGGTCGAAAGAATCCAGCATGCCAAGTTTTGGACAGTGCAACTGCCAAGGTCAAGTCATTGGCTGAAAGTCTTGGTTTATCGCCAGCGGCACGAGCAAGTCTAATGAATGTTGAAACAAATGACGATGACGAAAGCACCGAGGACCTAGTTAATGATTTGAAAACGAAGGGAGATGAGCAATTCTGAGTGTTAAGCAATTTGATTTAACCACACCCAACATGACCCTTGATAAGGCTTACAAAATGCAACGTGATGATGGCATTTATGATTCTATCATCGATAAGTATCGTGACCCAGGCACTGTTTATTCCTTCCAAGTTTTGGAGGGTGAGATATTAGCTGGTCGAGACCTCAAGTTACAAGCCTTTAGACACTTGCAAGACTTGGCCAGAGCTGAAAGTAAGCAAGCAGACTTTCCTTATCACTACTCAATTGACAAATGCAGAGAGGTTTTGGGATTTGCTTCACTCTGTCCAGACCCAAGCACAGGCCGGCCATTACCATTAGCATTGTGGCAGAAGGCATTACTTTGCTGGTCTCAGGGATGGCGGAATGAAAATAATGAGCGTCGTTACCACCGTGTTATTTTTAGCGTCGCTAGAACCAACGGTAAGACTTATCTGACAGTAATACTGTTATCTTATCAATATTTGGTTGCCAGTGCCAACTTTGAAAATCAGGACCTTGCTTACATTGCCCCAGTTTCACAGCAGTCAAAAAAAGGATGGAGATATGTAAAGACCACCTTCAATCGTCTGCGTCATAATCAGTTTGGAGATTGGATGCGGAAAAACAAAATCAAGGTTGGTGAAGAATCGGTCAAATCAAACACTAGCCAGAACCAGCTGCTGCGTTTGAGTGATGAAAGCGGTCAATTTGATAGCTATCACTTGGCATTTTCAGTCCATGATGAAGTTGGTGATGACCACCGCATTGGACTAATCAAAATAAACAATGGCAAAATCACCTCGGGACAAGTTCAAACGTTCGATAGTCAGAGTTGGAACATTAGTACGGCGTATCCAGATTCAACAAGCAGTCTATTTCTTGATGAAAAGATGCTTCGCAATGCCATGCTTCATGATGATAAGCGAGAACTAGATGACAATTTGCTGGTTAATTACTCGCAAGACAGTGAAGATGAGGTCAGTAAGCCAGACACTTGGATTAAGTCCAACCCTCTGCTTCCAACAGCTGGCAAAACAATGATTGATTCAATGATTTCAGAGCGAGACACAAAGAAAAATGATGGCTCATTAAGCGAGTTTATCAACAAGAACCTTAATTGCTGGCTGACGGTCAAAGAAAACCGATTCTTAAATGTTCACGACATCCACAATGCTGTCAGCGAAACGCCACCAATTGATATTCATGGACAGACTTGCTACATCGGCATTGATTTGTCGAAACTTAGCGATGATACAGCCATTGCTTTTGTATTTCCTTATCAGTCAAAAAACGAGACACATTATTGGGTTGAAGAACATTCTTGGATTCCTTTGAACCACGCCAGTGGTAGCATCGAGACAAAGGAAAAGCAAGACGGAATCAATTATCGTTCTGCTGAGCAACATGGCTATTGTGACATTTCAAAAAACAGATGGGGATACATTGACGATGATAGCGTAGTCACGTGGTTGGCAGATTATATCGAAACCAACAGCTTGGAAGTCAAATTTATTTGCTATGACCCGTGGGCAATCAGTGACATTTTAGATGAACTGAATCAAGTGAACAAATGGCCAATGATGCCCGTCAGACAAACAGCACACGACCTAGACCGTCCAACTCATGAACTGCAGAAGGCGTTCATAGAGGGTCGCATTCATTTTTCTGATGACCCAATCCTGCAGTATTCACTGACGAATGCTATTCTTGTGGGCAATAGTGCTGGTCTAAAGATTGATAAGGAACGATACACTTCCAAAATTGACTGTGTGGATGCTGTAGTCGATGCCTTTAGTCGAGCAATTTATGAATTTTCAAACATTAATCCTGATTTTGACCCAGCATCAGCTAAGAAGGACCCGCTGAGTGGCATGAGCGATGAAGAACGTCATCAGTTTCTGATGAATGTTAGCTTTTAGTCTGAAAAACGGTGCATCATGCACGTTATATATATGTAGAGTTAAATAACACGAAACTAAACGGGGTGATAATTTGGACAAACTAGAGCAATTAAGACAATCGATGCCAATGTTGATGTTTCTGGCTTCTCTGGTTGCATTTACAGTCGCTGGATTTTTAATCAATAACGTTGTCGGACTGGTTGTGCTGGGCATTTGCTTGCTTGTTTTGGGTTGGATTATTTCACCAACTTCACCCCAGACACAAAAGAGATGATAAAAAACGCTTAATCCATTTATGAAATTTGAACGCAGATCAATGACAATCCCCTCGACGAACCTGGCTAGTTTTATCATTCAAGGCAATAAAATCATGCCTAACAGTCTTGTTGATGCAAGCACAGCACTTAAAAATTCAGACCTTTATTCCGTGGTCAATTTGCTTTCATCCGACATTGCATCAGCTGATTTCAATGTGTCTGCACCATTCGACAAAATAGTAGCCAACCCAAACAATTTAATTTCATCATTCAATTTTTGGCAGTCGGCGGTTGCTCAGATGCTTCTTGATGGTAATGCTTACATTGCAATTACACGAGACAACAACAACGTTCCAATTCGTCTAGAAATGGCACCAGCAACACAAGTAATAGTTACGCTTGCTGACAGCAGTGCAAATATTACCTATTCAGTCAACTGGGGAGACGAGCGTGGTACAGTCAACTACCCAAGTGCGAACATGCTTCACTTTCGATTGCTTGCTAGTGGTAGTAACGGCCAGCAATACATTGGCATTAGTCCACTGGAATCAATAGCAACCCAAGTCAACATTCAGGATTACGCTAACAAACTCACCCTAGCAACCATCAAAAACGCAATTAATCCAAGCACTGTGATTAAAGTTGCTGAAGGTGCTTTATCTCCAGAAGAAAAAGAGCAAACACGCAAGGCTTTTGAAAGTGCGAACACAGGTGATAATGCTGGCCGTCCAATTGTTTTGGATCAGTTGTATGATGTTCAGAGTTTGGCTATTAATGCTGATGTCTCCAAGTTTCTGACCAGTAATGATTGGTCCAAGACACAGATAGGCAAGGTGTTTGGTGTTCCAGACAGTTATCTGAATGGTCAAGGCGATCAACAGAGTTCATTAGACATGGTTAAATCGCTTTATTCCAACACATTGAGACGTTATGTAAAGCCTCTAGAATCAGAAATGACAGCAAAGTTTGGTGTTCCGGTAAATATTGATGAAAGTCAAGCAGTAGATGCCGATAATGACTTGCTTATTTCACAGGTTCAGAAGCTGCTAAGTGGCTCAACACCAGCTATTAGCCCTCTGCAAGCACAGCAAATGTTACAAAAAAGAGGTGTGATTTAGTGAAGAACGAAGATATACGAACATTTGGCATCACGATTCGAGCTGAAACGGGCTTAAACAACGAAAATAGCAACAATCAGGCTGAAAATGGAGAAAATATGTCTATTTCAGGCGTTGCAGCGGTGTTCAATCAGCCGAGTATTAAGGGTGATTTTGTTGAATACATTGACCAAAATGCCTTAAATGGCGTCGATCTGAGTGGCATTTTGCTACTTTATTCGCATGATTTTAGCAACATTCTAGCTCGTGCGGACTCAGGAACCTTGCAAACATCTGTTCAACCTGACGGATTGCACTTCAGCGCTCAATTACCGGATACACAATTGGGTCATGACACATATATCAACATACTGAATGGCAATATTCGAGGAATGAGCTTCGGATTCACAATTGCGCCTGATGGAGACAGTTGGTCTGTTGATGCAAATGGAAACACAATCCATACGATTAATCAAATTGATCAAGTTTTTGAGCTTAGTCTAACTCCTATTCCAGCCTACACCGAAACAAGTGTTCAGGTCCAGAGAGACTTGCAAGAGTTTTTAAGAAACAAGAAAGAAGACGAAAAAATGGCAGAAACAAAGCCAGAAAAAACAGAAGAACAAACTGTTAATGACCAGATGCGGTCTTTGAAAAAGTTTAAGGAACAGTTAGCCGATTTAGAAAAGAAGATCAACACAAATGTAGTCATTGACCAGCAAGCAGATAAAGAGGAACAGCGAGATGCAGCACCAGCAACACCAGCACAAGCACCTACACCTTCTGCACCTACACCTAAAGACGACGGCACAACAGCTAAGTCACCTTCTGATGATTTAGCGAGCATGATTACGTCATTGCAAGCAGCTATTCAATCCTTATCAAAGCAACTGGAAGCTAAACAAGCACCGATGCAAGATGATGATGGTTCAGATGATTCAGATGATGTTGAGCTTAATCAATCAAAGCCAGCAGAGCAAACAGCAAAGCAAGCAACAGAACAAAATGTTGAACCAAAAGAAAATAAAAGAGATGGAGCTAATAGCATGGCAAAGAATTTAACATCAGATAAAGTTGAAGATGAACAAGTTCGTGACTTCAAGGATTTTTTACGGACTGGCGAAATTAAGAGAGATTCAGCTGGTTTCGATTCCACAGCTGGTGAAGCCGTACTTCCTAGCCAAGTATTAGACATTATGAGCCAGCCTAAGGACCCAGCACAATTAGGCGGCTATGTAACTAAAGTTCAAGTTTCTGCGCCGACTGGTAAGATTCCTGTTTTGTCAAAGGCTTCTGCACAACTGGTTTCAGCAGCTGAATTGGCTGACAACCCTAAACTTGCAAATGCCTCTTTAACACAGGTCAATTATGATGTTCAGACTTTGCGTGGTTCACTGCCAATTTCCCTTGAAATGACACAAGACTATCCAAACATCACTGGCTTACTTACTCAGTACATTAACGACATTAAGGACCAGACTGAGCAACACAAGATTGGTGCAGTATTGCAAACAGCTACTCCAGTTGCCGCTACAAGCATTGATGATATTAAGGATGCATTCAACATTGGCTTGAGCAACTACAGTGACCGAATGTTTGTTGTATCTGAATCATTCTTTGCCGCAATTGATAAGCAGAAGGATGCTGAAGGTCGGTACCTGTTACAAGATTCCATCACTTCTCCATCCGGCAAACAATTGTTCGGTGCTCCGCTGGTAGTTGTTGCTGATGATGTGCTTGGCACGTCTGGAGACGCAAAAGCATTCATTGGGAGTGTTAAAAACTTCGTGGTTGAAACTATCAAAGGCAACATTAACCTGTCTTGGCAGCGGAACGAGAATTTTGAACAAGTGCTTTTGGCGGCATTACGGGCAGACTTTAAGGCGGCTGATACAGCTGCCGGCAAGTTTATTACGTTCAAGCAAGCAACTTCTACTCCTTCAACTACTTCGACCACCCCTTCTGGCAAGTAGTAAGTAGAAATTAAGCAATAGTCGCCAAAAGAAAGTAAACAATAGGCCAGCGCCGGCGGCATTGCAGATTGGAGTGATGAAATGGCAGATATAGATACAAATACGATTGCTGACGACCTGCTTTCAGAGTTAAATCTTGACCAGTCAGAACTAGCGACAATCAGAACACTGGTATCTACAGCACAGGAAGTAGTTAATCGGTCAGCTGACATTCAACCAAATGATTCACTAGCTATTCCAGCGATTAAAACGCTTGCAACAGCCACATATTACGATAGGACATTGTCGAATGGTATGCCAAATGGCTTAATCATGATGTTACTTCATTTGCAGGCCAATCCACCAGCAAGTCAAAGTGGTGATAGTAATGGCGACTAATTTTATTCCAAGTGATTTCAGCAGAGTTGTTGAGTTAGGCAATCCAGTATCGCACAGGACAGGAGCCGGCTTAAATGTTTCAGTCTTTGTTCCCGCTTACATTTTGCATTACAAACAACAAAAACGGACACTATCCCAGCAGTACACGCTTGTGGGAACACGACTGGACAACTCAATCACGATCATCACCAGACATGACGACAGGAATGTTAATCAGCAGCAAGCCAGAATTGGCGGCATTGTGTATGACATTTCAGATGTTTCACCCGACGATTCAAACAACATCATTCGATACGACTATCTAACTCTTGTTAAAATAACACAGGGGGCATAGCAATGGACATGAGCGAAGCACTTGACCAATGGCTTAAACAGGTGAGTAAAGCGGCACAACTGAGCATTAAAAACCAGGAAAAAATAACAAAAGCTGGTGCGGATGTGCTTGCTGACAAGCTGAAAGAAGCTACCAAAGCTAAACACCCTGACAGTAAAGGTACCGGCGGCAAATATGGGCATTTGAGTGATGACATTGGTTCTGCCACTGGTGATATTGATGGTGAACACGACGGTAAATCAACCACTGGATTTGGCGATAAGGCTTTCGTGGCAAGATTCTTGAATGACGGCACTAAGCATATTCATGGAGACCATTTTGTAGATAATGCCAGAAATGATGCTAAAGACACCGTGTTTGCGGCTGAGCAAGCTGAATACCAAGCCATTATCGCCAAACTGAACGGTGGTGGAGGCAAATGAGTGCAGTAGACGACGCGGTAACAATGCTTAGCCAATCCAGTATTGCCGGTATTGATGCGGTTGAAGGCAACAACCTGCCGCAGGAGTTGGTAGATAGCACAGATAAAACAGTTGTGCTTGTCACTGATTCCGCCAATGATCCATCAAGCTTTGGCAATAACGACTTTTGGGCACTGAATCAAGAAATTGAATTACAAATTTGGTATTCGATGGAGCTTGATTCAGACCTTGAAGCCATTGAAGTAGCACTGATGAAGGCGTTTGTCCATTCCAATTGGCAGGTTGCAGCAGTTCGTCAGAGAACATTAGACCCAGAAACAGCACAATTGACCAACACATTTTATTTCAGCAGAACAAAAAACATTTAAGGAGATTTTTTAATGGCAACAGTAGGTTTATATCAAGTCCAGTTAGCTTTGGTAGATGAATCGCAAAAGCTTATTTCTGGCACTGGGGCAGGACTAGGCACAGACGGTATCTATACTGTCGATCATAAGGACTTAGGCACCAAGACAGCCAACATTACAGGCCTTAGCGGCACTATTGCTAAGATTTATGGTAATAACAATGTTCAAGATGTGACGGTTGGTACATCAGAACCCAGCGTGGCTCTGGATATTAACAACCTGGACTTTACAACCAAGCAACAAATCAAAGGCTTTATCAGTGATAGCAAGGGCGGTTATACCGACGAAAATTTGAAGGCTCACGTGGCATTGTTGATTACAACTCAAACTATTGACTGCATGCATTACGTATATTTCGGATTTGGGGACGGAATCATGACCGAAACCGCTGCCAATATCCAAACAAATCAGGCCAGTGAAGAGCGAGTTGATGACCAGTTAACCTACACGGCTCTGTCTTGCAGCGCTTTCAACGGCCAGCCTTACAAGATTTACAGTGACTTGGACCCTAAGTTTGACAAGGCAAATATGTACAGTGAAGTATTTGGTGGATATGTTTTGCCCACTCCTCCAGCTGCTGGTTCTGGCTCTACCACATCTACAACCACAGGAAAAACACAAGGTTAGCTACAAATAGTTAGTGTTGAGAGACCGATTCTGACGCAATTAAGAATGAGCAGATGAGTAACTATAGAGCTCGAACGACAGAACCGAAATCTCAGCATTATCTAAACAAGGCTAAAAAGCCAGCCGGTAGTAGTCACATTGGTGTGCGAGTCATCAAGCCGGCATTTTTAATACTAAAAATCAAAAGGATGGTATCACAGATGAAAATCAAAGTTAGTCAAATCAGCAATCGGGAACACAATGTAAAAACGACCAATCGGAACATGGAGAAGATGTATGATCTGCAGTTGCTCATGGCTCAGTCAGATGACCTTGCAGATAAGCAACCAATTGAAATCATTAAAATGCAACGGAACATGCTTCATCAGTCCATTGACTTCTTGACTACTGTCTTAGGGCTGAACAAGCAAGAACAAGACAAACTCGGTGACTTAGAATTTTCCGACACTATTCAGGCTGTTAATTATGTGTTTGAACGCATGATGGGCTTAAGCGACGAGGATATTGACATGCAGAACAAGAAAGAACAGGCTGCGGACAAAAGCAACAAGGATTAGCCCGCCAGAACGAGTATTTCAGTTGAAAAATCAGCTTGAGGATTTTCGATTGAGCAAAAAGCAAGCCGTCGTCTATTTTCACTGGTCCTTAACTGATTTTGATGACGCTGATTATTTTGAAATGTTAGAAATGATGTCAGCACGAGACAAGAAGGATCGTCCAGTTGATCCGGGCAAGATGTGGAAACAATACAAAGAGAAAGGGTGATAAAAAATGGCACAACAATTTAGCGCAACAATGAGCACATCAATTGCCCTGGACCTGGTCAAAGCATCCGAATCGGTTAAGAATCTGACCAGTCTAGTTCGGTCATCTCAATCAGCATGGAAGGCCCAAGAAGCCGAAATGAAGTCCGCTGGGGATGCCGTAGGTGCGGCGCAGGTTAAATACGAAGGCTTGGGTAAGTCTATTGAAGCACAGCAGTCTAAGATTGACGCTTTAAAATCTAAGCAAAGCGAGCTAAAGGGTAACACTACTGAAACTGCCCAGCAATTCTTGAAGTATCAGCAACAAATCGATGGTGCCACTAAGCAGCTGGCCAGCATGCAAGCCCAGCAAGATCGTGCCAAGCAAGCAATGGATTATCAGAAGTCCGGCTTGGCTGGTTTACAGAGTGAGTACACAGCTGCTGCACGGGCAAATCAAGCCTATGTGACTCGCCTAGAGGCTGAAGGCAATCAGCAAGAAGCCAATAAGGCAAAGATGGAGGGTTATAAGTCCTCCATTACAAATCTGAATGAGCAACTGTCTAAACAGTCAGCTGAGCTGGACAAGATTGCGAGTGCTAGTGGCAAGGATTCAGACGCATGGCGTACACAGAAGACACGTGTTGATGAAACGGCTACCAGTTTAGCCAAAGCTAAGTCATCAATGACTGGCCTTCAAGACGAAATGAACAAGGCCAATCCATCTATTTTTGATCGAATCAAGAGCCACATTACAGGCACGAAGAATGAAGCTGAAAAGACAACATTCAGTTTCAAGAAAATGGTTGGCGCTACAGCAATCGGGCAAGCAATCAGCAATGGTTGGACACAATTCAGTGGCACCATTAAATCAACCATAACACAAGGTGTACAGCTAGCTGAAGCTGGAGAACAAGCAGTACGTGTATGGAATGAGTTAGGTGTTGGCAAAAAAGGCGCTGAACAGCTGGTCGGTCAGATGCGTGACCTAAAGTCGGAGACTAACATGTCAGCCGATCAAGTGTCCACGTTGCAGAAGCGATTCTACGGCATGACTGGTAGCACTAAGCAAACCCAAGAATTGACTTTAGGCGTGGCTACTCTTGGCGACAAGCTGCGGTTGTCCGGTGATGGAACAGCAACTTTTGCTAAATCCTTACAGCGTGCATTCAACAATGGCAAGCTAACAACCGGAGTGCTAACACGTATGGAAAACGCTGCGCCCGGACTTGGATCAGCTTTAGCAAAAGCCAGTGGTGTATCTGAAACAGCCTTTAATTCCATGGTGGCGGGCGGTCAAATCAGTAGTAAAAAACTGCAGGGTTTGATTGTAAAAATCAGCAAGGATAGTAAGTCTACGTTTAATGACTTTGGCAAGACCAGTGAAGGCGCGAGTCAACGGTTGAAAGGTGCTTGGCAGGGTGTTGAAGCAACATTAGCTAAGCCACTTGTGTCAGTTCAAAGCACTGGCATTAATAGCATCGTTAATGTATTGAAGTCATCAGCAGTGACTTCCTTGTTTGCTTCACTTGGTAAAGCTATGGCTGGTGCCGCTAAACAAGCAGCCAACATGCTTGACTATATCGCCAAACACCAAAAAGATGTTGGCGGTATCATTACCAATTTAGGTACAATCATTAAAATCTTCGCCAGTGCTGTGTGGTCATCGATTTCGGGTGTTGTGTCTGGAATAGCCAAGAGCATGGGGCTGGTTGGCAACAATACTAAAAAAGCCGCTGATCCGCTCAAGTCTACAGATTCGTTCTTAAAAAACATTGCAAAAAACAAGGGTGGAATTGAATTTGTTGCTAAGGCACTACTGGGCGTTTATGCGGCTGTGAAACTAATGACGACAGCACAAAAAGCACTCGACTTCGTCATGGCTGCTAACCCTTATGTTCTGATTGCTGGTGCAATCATTGCAGTTGGTGCGGCACTTATTGCTTTGTACCAGCATAACAAAAAGTTTAGAGACTTCGTCAATGGCATTGTTAAATCTGTTCAGAACATGTGGAAGGGCGTGCAGAAATGGATTAGTCAGCTGGTCAAGGGTTGGAACAATGCTTGGAAATCAGTTGGTAAGGGCTGGAATGGATTCCTTAAAACGATGGGCAACTGGGGCAAGTCAATTGCTTCAACTTGGAACAAGATTTGGACGCCAGTAGTCAAGGTCATGTCTACCATCTGGAACACTGTGGTCAAGGTCACCAAGGTCGGGCTGAATGTATTGAAAATGGCAGTGTTAATTCCAATCGCCTTAATCGTTGGCTTAGCCATCAAAGCATGGCAGAAAATTGAAAAGCCATTCATGACGGTATGGAATGGCATTGCTAAATTTATTAAGCCTATTCTGAACGGAATCGGTAAGTTCATCACTGGCACAGCCAAAACAGTGTCCAATGTGTGGAACAAATATTGGCAGGCTCTTGCCAAGTTCTACTCTGGCATTTGGAGGGAAATTGTTAAGGTTGGCTCGGCGGCTTTTAACACTGTCCACAAGGGCATTAGTTCGTTCCTGTCAGCTGTTAGTAAGGTGTGGAGCAGTTCATGGAATGCTATTTCTAAATTCTTTAGCACAATTTGGGATGGTATGGTCAAGTTTCTTTCGCCAATCATCAAGGGTATTTCAAGCGCAATAAGCAATGTGGTTAATGCCATCAAGAAGACATGGAACACCGTGTGGAGTGCCATTTCTAAATTCTTTGGTGACACATGGAACGGCATGGTACGGTTTTACAGCCCCATCATTCACAGCATTTCAAGCACAATTGGTAGTGTAATTCACACAATCAAAAAAGTGTGGAAAGACGTTTGGGGTGATGTAGGATCATTCTTCGACGGCATCTGGAAAGGAATCAAAAAGGCAGCGGAAAGCGGCATTAATTTCGTTGTCCGCGTTATTCGAGCTGGTCTAGGAGCAGTCAATGACGTTTTAGGCTTCTTCGGGGTTAAAAAAGTTGGCCTTCCACACTACGTACACTTTGCCCAAGGTGGTAAAGTCGGCGAGAATGGCACACAGCTGGCCATGGTCAACGATGATGGCAGCGAGCATTACAAGGAACTGATTCACAAGAAACGCACCGGTCAATGGCTTTATTCTGAAAAGCGCAATGCCATACTTCCGCTTGAAAATGGTGACCATATTTACAATGGTCGTGAAAGTAAAGCCATCGCTGATATGTATAACATTCCAGGCTTTGCACAAGGCGGCATAATTGGTAGCGTTTGGGACGGAGTAAAGAACGCATCATCTTGGGTCGCTGATAAGGCTGGCGATGTTGGTAAATGGATTGGAGACAAAGTAACGGCAATCGCTGACTGGATTGCACATCCAATCCGTCATGTTACAGCGCTAATCAAGAAAGCAATAAGCGGATTAGCTAATTCTGCACCAGTTAGAGTGTTTGGAGAGCTTGGCGAAGGTATTTTCAAACATGCCTACTCTGGCATTGCTGCATGGATTAAGAAACATCTGAAAACTGTTCAAAAGTCCATGGAATCAAGCAGTGTTGCTGGCCAGCCAAAACAAGCACAAGCATGGTTACCTGTTGTTGAGCGACTAATGAGACAAATGGGCGCTAGCCCGCCAAGTGGTATTGAATCAGAAGCTGCAGCCTTCGTTCGTGAAATTGCCCGTGAATCAGGCGGCAATGCTTCAATTCGTCAACAAATTGTGGACGTGAACAGTTTGAATGGCAACCCCGCAGAAGGATTATTACAATTCATTCCTAGCACGTTTATGAGTTATGCCGTTCCTGGTCATACAAACATTTTGAACGGTGAAGACCAGATTATGGCAACCATTAATGCTTATATGCATTCAGGGGCTTGGGACCGGATCGGTACCGGCCGACAAATAAACTTTTTGGCCAATGGCGGACTAGTCAATCGTCCAATTTCAGCCGTTGTTGGTGAAGATGGACCTGAGGCTGTAATGCCGCTAGGTGCGGCTAAAGCAAGCCGTGCTTGGCAATTACTTGGTCAAGCTGTGAGCAACATCAATCAGAATCTTGGCTCAACTACCAGCACGAGTGATTCAGACAGCGCAATCAGCAAGAAGTTAGACACGCTTATTCAACTACTGACTGTTTTTGCCACATCTGAAATGGATGTAAGCACCACCGTTAACGTGGACGGCAAAGCATTAGTAACACAGGAAGATAAATACATCCGTCAAAATTTGGCACGATCTTTGAATAAAGGAGGTTTGAATTTGAGTGGCAATTAGCAGAATAGGCTTCAACGGTCATACCAGCGACGAGTTCCATTTGGCCATCAGTTATCCATTTGAGTTTGTTCATCCAGAATCCGATATAACTGCTGTTTCAGTGACTGGGGTCAATGGTGACACAATCCAGAGCAATATGCGCTATAAAAGCTTTGTCCAGCCAGTCACTTTTGTTCTTCGCCGGCCTTTTCAATCGCCAAGTCTTCAATCAATAGGAAGAGAAATAAGAAACTGGGTAGTAGGAGATGACTATTCTCCGCTAACAGCAGACTTAATATCTGGATACGAGTGGGAAGCACATGTTTCCGCTGCTCCAACAATGACAATCACTAACAATATGTGGGCGCAGGTGGTTGTACAGTTTGATTGTAAACCGTTTTTGAAAAGGATTGATGGTCAACAGTTACAACCAGTGCCAGCACAAGTAAATAACACAGAGCAGTGGTCAGCAGAGCCGCTCTGGCACATCAAAGGAACTGGCAATTTGACGCTGACGGTTAATGGCTTAGCCTACCAACTTAATGGGGTAGATGGAGAAATTTACATTGATTCTGAACGAGCGCTGGTTTACAAAGATTTGAATAACAGTCGGGCTGGTCTTGCTGCTTTTCCAGACAATGACTTTCCAGTTCTTGTTCCTAGCAATAACACAATTTCACTGACTGGTAACTACACACTGTTTGAATACAAACCTAACTGGAGGTGTCTGGCTTGACATATTTACGTTTCCCAATTTTATATGAACGAGCTAGTGATGACACCAACACGTTAGGCTTAGGGTATTTGACAGGAATTTTAACCGGCACTGTCACCAGAGATAGCAATGCAGTGGGTGTGCTCAACATGACTTACAACCCAGCTGATCCTTTGGCAAAAGAGTTGGCCAAAGGCCGAATCATTTTAGCCGATTGTGGGCCTGACTCACTGCGACAAAAGTTTAGAATCACAAGAGTTGTTAAATCTGGTCAAGCAGTCACAATTGAAGCGTCACAGATTTGGGGAGACTTGGCATATGACACGATTTCATCCACCATTTCCATTGCAAATGCATCACCTGCTGACACATTCAATGCTATTTCATCAGCACTTGCAGACCCAATCCCATCGCTGACTTTTTCAAGTGACATTACAAAAGTTGCGAATGTTGGCTTTGACTTCAAAAGCATTAACAATGTTATGAATATGTTAATTGATAGTGACCAAGAAGGCGACCAAACAAATTCCATGGCCTCATTGTTCGGTGGTGAATGGACTGTAGACAATTACAATCTCAAATTGTTGCAGCATGGTGGTGATGACACACACGTTGTTGTCAAATATGGCCGAAATATTCAGACAATTGAGCAGGATGAGCAGATTGATAAGACATATACAGCCATCATGCCGTATGCAACGTATACACCGGATTCAACCACCACCACAGACACCAGCACCAATTACACCGGCGTGGGGGTAGTGCAATACGTTGGCAGCGGCCGTTTGCAAATGTTTGACACGCCTTATAAAGGGCATAAAGTCACTGGCACAGTCCAAAATGGCACCTATTATAAAGTTTCAAGACAAGCCACAGACAAAACTGTGAATGGCGATACCTGGTACATGATTGGCACGAACAATTGGGTTGACGGTCAATTCTTCACTTTTGATAAATCTGGCAGCTATGTGGTCAACAACGTTTCAGGCTCTGGCACCATTACAATTGGCGATAACACAGACAGCACGGGCTTGATTGTGCCTTATCAAGGTGTTGGCTCGGTGATCAGTGCAGCTGGTCCTAAATCTATTGCCATCTGGACAAGCCCATTTGCCGACAAAAAAGCAACTGGTGAGTATTTGGGCAATGGTAAGCGATTCAAGATTTGGTATAAAGCCACTGATTCTGCCGGCCATGTCTGGTACAACATCGGCACTAATTCTTGGATCGACTCAACCTATTTTAGTGTTGAAAAAAACACAGACTTTGTAATCGTTCCATGTCGTGGCATTGTCATCATCAAAACAGACGATGCCGGTGGTGCACCGGTTTATACGGCTCCGGGTTGTGCAGGATATGTTCAGAGACATGTTGCAAATGGAAGCAAATGGCAAGTGACAGGCGAAGCTACAGGTGGTGATGGTAATACCTGGTATCGCATTGCCACCAATCAGTGGATCACTTCAGATGTTTGCGACTTTAGCTCTAATGGCACAGTCACACCAACCACGGTAGATGATAAAAACACCGAAGAAGCTCAGGCATTAGGCAAGGTGCCTATTTATCCATCTCCAACGTACAATGTTGCTCCAACCGGTCAGTATCTCCAAGCAGGCAGCCGCTGGAAAATCACCGCCCAGGCAGACAATAATGGCACCACGTGGTATGAAGTAGCCACCAATGAATGGGTGGATAGCAAGTGGTTCAGCTTTTCAAGTGCTGACGATGTCACTCCAGTTGGCCCTAATGCTGATGACAGTGACAATGAAGTGGCAGCCGTTACCGTGATGTTACCCGAACTGGTTCTTAAGTCTGATTTGGCTACAAACGATGAACGTCTGCGTGTTCTGCCGGTGGATTTGAGTGACTACAACATTCAAGACCCTGACAAGTTGCGTACTGTTGCCAAAGCCTACATGCAGGATTACAGAATTGGCTACCCAGTTGTGACCTTGACTCTGGGCTATGCACAAATGACTGGTGATTATGCTGCTTTGACACAAGTGGGGCTGTATGACCGTGTGTCTGTTGAGTTTGACAAATTAGATATTGCCGAAGATGCCGAAGTTAGTGAAACAGTGTGGAATGTGACAGAAAAACGGTACGACACTATCACCATCGGCGAGCCACCAATCAGTTATACACATTTGCTAAAGCAGTATCAGCAAGAAGCAGTCACCAAATCAACACAACAGGCTTCAAAACAAGCAACTGGACTTTTTGACCAAATCCATGCTGCACTACAAAAACAAGGTTCTGACCAGGATGCAGCAGTTGAGGGCGTCATGAAGGAACTGGGCATTCAGGGTGATAGTCTCTCTGCTGTCAAGAACCAAATGAAAACTATGGACCAAACTGTGACAGATGTTTCAGACTGGATTAATTCCAGTGGTACGGCAGTCATTCAGGCTTTCCCCAACTGGCAAGCCCCAACCGATTTAAGAGCCGTTAATAGTGATGGCAGTTACATGAAATTTGATGCCAATGGTCTAGGCTTTTATAGCAATGGTAACTTGGTTAGGTCAGCAATTGATTCTCAAGGCAGGTTGGTAGCAGAAAACATCACAGCAGGTACCGTCACTGGATTAAAGATGGACTCTGTTCAAATAACAGGCACAAGCGGTATTAGTCTAAATGATGGCAACGGTGGTATCGAAACCGAAATCAGTGCAAGTCATGGTATTTCAACTGGTGGTGGTCTAGAAGCCTGGTCATGGTCACGATTTCATCAAGGCGTGGACATATATGCAGACTTATATGTTGCCAACTCCATTAGAACCGTTGGCTCTTCTATTTATTTCGGAGACGGATCAAATGCCGCCGAGCTTAAATATCTAAGCAGTGGTGGCTATAAAGGCCAAGGCTTTTATATAAACTACAACGGTGCCGACCATCACATTGTCACCGATTAATGGAGGTAAAAAATGCAAGTTGATGTAAATGATGCAATGTCAGCCACGGCTAGCGAGCTATCAGCCATTATTTCTCAGCAGGCAGTAAAACTAGCCAAGCAAGCGTTGGTTATAACCCAATTGCAGACTGAGAATAAAAATTTGCAAGACAAAGTAGGCAACTCAACTGAAGACAAAATTCAGCAGAAAGTAGGTGATGCAAGTGCTTCCAAAGATGACACTGACAACAAACAAAACAGGGCAGATTGAACAACATTTGTATCTACGCCAGTCAGAGCGAGGTCTAACACTAACTGCTCAACTGATTGACCAAAATGGTGCACCCTATGATTTAACTGGCCTATCAGCAAGATTTAAGGATGCTAAAGCTGGTGGCAAATCAGTCAGTGACACTAATGTCACAGTTGCAACTGACCCGAAAACCGGTGTTGTCAGCTATCCATTACACAGTCAAGTGTTTGCTGCAAATGGTATTGGCTGGTTCGAATTGTTTAATTCTGCTGGCACACTGGTAGACAGCACTGAGAATATTGTGATTAATGTTGCCAATGACATTAGTACAGACATTGATAACAGCGATTATGTAAGTGGTTTGGACAGTATCAAAGCCCAACTGCAAAGCATTGTTGATAGCGCCCAATCAACACTA